GTCCCAGGGCTTTTACCCGATCCACCAGTTGAATGAGGTGAAGTTGGCTTAATGGTTGATATAGCAATGCAAAAGGAGCATACTGAACTAAATGTTCGTATAATCCCTTCTGTGCTGTCTTCGCGACCCAATAAGGCTTACTTTCTCCTTTGGTGATTAGTCTCACTTTGATGGGTTCAGCTAACGCATGAACCATGACATCTAGACTTTCAAAGTCCTCAGATTCTTCTAAAATCATATCTACGGCATCCTCTAAGGATTCAGCCGTCCCAACCTCATCAGTGAAGTCGGGCACAGGAGCATATGGTAATAGACGATTAATAAATTCAACCGCAGTGCGACCGTTTGTTTGTACCAACTTTTTAAGAAAAGAGGTTGGTTCATCAACGGAGTTCAAGGACAAGGCATCAACTGTGACTTCCCCCAAAGAAGGGGAGGCCACAGACCTTATCTCACGAACCTTTCCAGGCCGGACTTCTACCATTTTAAGTAGGTCATAACTGACGCTATTAACTTGATTAAAGAAGTCTCCGGAGTAACCCGGATCGTATTCACTACGGATCTCATTTCTTCCACCACCCTTGCTCTTAACGGTTCCAAAGGAACTGGATGAGGAAGCCTCAAACAGCTTGTTTTGAAACAAACCCATGGTCTCAAAAGTCTTTTTATAAAGTACTTGATGTTCAGGGGTTGGTTCCTTTCCAGCTGGAGGCTGACTCATCTGAGCGTTGTGATCTGCGTATGCAGCCGACATTGTTTCTTTTGAAACGTCAGCGCAACCCCGCTTCACACCTTGAAGGATGGTCCAGAATAATGATGAATTTTTATCTGAGAATGATATCACTCTTGACTTTAGGATTCTCTTCCAGGCACCCGTAAAGAACGGACTTCCCTCAAAACCGATAGGTTTAGGAGGCAGTTCATTCTGCTGGTACCTGGCAAGGGGATAAGCCGTGCAGTACTTTGTAAATTTTACAAAGTTGCTTTTGGCCCAATCCTTTGCTACCGTCAAGACTGTCAATTGAGACACGAGAGGAAGGACATTAACCTTCGGATTACTATCAATCAGTGCTTCAAGCATAGCTTGGCACAAGTAGATTGCATCGTAGTAACTCTCACCAAAGACCTCAAAATAAAAAAGG